TTCGTATATCCTGTCGCATACTTCAACATTATCAAGCGGCAGGTCTGAACCGGCAAGCTGCTCCGCCTGTGCCTTGAATAGCAGATCATGCGGCACTAGGGCATATGACTTGCCGACTGGCCGAACGTTGAGCAGCCCGCCCGTGGCTTTGTTCTGCAGGGCGTGATAATTCGCTACAGGTACAGATTCCATCACGTCGCTTTCAATGCCGTTGAACGTGTCGAGGTAATGCGGCATTTGTGCTTCAAGCGGAACCCGCCGGATTTGCCCGAACCGTTCATATAGGCTCACGTCGTCAATTCGTTTGTGCGTGGCCCAGATGTCCCCACCCTTTGCCTTCGACCGGCTGGCGGCCTGTTCTTCAATCGGTATGATATCAAGTGGCATGTTGTGCCCCTTTCTCTCGTTGTTGTTGCTGGCATCGTCGCCAGTTCGTGAATCATGGCACACAATTTGCACCAGTTGAACCCCCCAGCCAAAAAAAGTTGGGAAGGTGGCGGGCTAGCCCCATCGACTCGCCGCCCGCCCGATCAATCCGCCAGTCCTGCCCCGCCCCCGAACGGACGAACAAGAAACCGTTAATCGATCCCCAATGTTTTATAGCGTCAGCCGGTTTGTCAAGTGATCCCCCACCGATCCCGCCAGACGCGCCAAGTGATAGCCTGTATCTGATAGGGCATAAGTTTCAGGCGTTGCGCTGCTTCTTCATATGCGGCTTGAAGTGCGCGGTATTCACGGACGCCGATATTTGTGCGATCATCGGTCAAGCCTACCTTTTCATCATAGGCAATGTTGCGGGCGTGACCGTCGATGGTCACGTTGAATTCCCCCATAATATCCATGAAAAAAGACGTGATCTTTTGTCCCTTCAGCATGCGCTTTGCCCCGTCATAGTCAGGACGTGCCGCCAAGATATCCCAAGCCTTCTTTTTCATAGCGTGATAGGTGGAAACCTTTACAGCGTCGATCCCGTCACCGCGCAGGAAAGCGCCAATCAAAGCGTCAGCATTGACAACATTACGCGCCCACTTGTTGTTAGGTGAAAGCGCGGCAATAACAGCCACCACAATATAAACCGCGATGCCATACTTGGCCGCGATATTATGCGCCTGTTTTTGTGCGTCGGAATACCAGAGCAAGCCTTCTGTAACCTGCACGGAATCGGCAGCCCGATAGCAGGCCATGATATTATGGACCATGCGCTCGTGGTCAATTAGCGTCACTTGTTTTGTCATGTCGTTGTGTCCCTGTCGTGTTTCCTAATCGTTGCGGCAAGCTTACGGACGGTAGCCCCCGTGGTCAAGCGGTTTTATTTGTTGCCCCTTTTCTCGCAGCCAACAGGACGAGCAGCGCAGCCGGTCCCCCTCCTGCGTCATGGCTGGATGGCCGCACACATCACAGGAATAGTCAGGCAATAGCGTCGTGCGGTTTGTCTTGGCGGCGTTGCGTTTGTCAGTTTGTCTTGTCAGAATCTTGGCAGCCATAGCGTCCCTGCGTTTGTCATCTGTGTCAGGCGTTTTGCCTCGTTTCTTGTCATAGCGTCAACGGGTTTGCCATTCCAGTCTGCTTCGTCAATTAGCGTCCGCAGATTTGTCAGCCGGTTTGTCACGCTCTCAAGGCGGGGGTCTTTGTCTAGCGTCGGATACTTTGTCGGCCTATACATCGAACAAGTCCCCCTGATCTGGCTCGTCGATGTGTTCTTTGCGTTTGAATTCATCGTAGACATCGACAACAGTCTCTCCGTGCTTTGTCATCCACTCCTCGCGTGTCATACACGAGGCGTCCTCTTCCATTTCAATCAGCCAGTCCTTTACCTTACCCATTTCGTGTACCCACCTTTCGTTCGTAGTTTTCAACGTCACCTATCACATCGTTAATCCTGCCATATGCCAAGTCGAGGCCGCAGTCAATAAGGTCGATGTCTTCTAGTGCGTGTTTTGCCTGTGTCAAGAATGCGCGTATCACTGTTGTCTGTGTTAGCTTGGCGCGATAGAGTTCCCCACCGCCGTGACAGAGATGGCAATGACCTATCTTAGCGACAAGTTCACCACCCATGATAGGGTCGGGCTGGGGTTCTTCGTACTCGACCTTCCCCCAGCCACCGCAGTCCCAGCACTTGCAGGATTCGACGTGGTTCTCAGTCATCGTCGTCATCTCCACCATGTTCTGCCAGCACCCAGTCGGCGTAGTGCATACGATGACCCTCGTCATCTTCTTTGGGCACAAACTTGAAGATGCGGTGCAAGTCGCACTGCAATCCTTCCAGCTTGCCTACATCAGACATCCACAAATCATTACAATCATATATTGTTTGCAGTGTGTTTCTCAAATCGTTGTATGACTTGAGCATGTCGAGACGCTGTTCGTTTGTGATTTCCATCGTGTGTAACCCTTCCGGTTTGTTGCGATACATAACCCATATCGGTTAAAACAATGGGCGTCAAGCAAAAAAAGAACGGGGCCAGAAAAATCCAGCCCCGCTCTCCACACACAACAACGAAAGTGTATCCCTACGAACTACCAACCTCGTAAGGAATACCCAGTTTTACCAAGACGTGACGATGCTTGTCAAGCCATCGTTTACACTCTTGTTCACTTTTTCCGACAAATATTGTAACGAGGCGCAGATAGTCTACAGCCTGCTTCTTCTTGACAAGTTCGCGGCTTGTCTCCCCGATGCGAACGGATGACACAGGAGCGACAACCTCCCACCTCCATCGGTTGACAATCTCTATCTCTAGGGGCTTGGTCTTCAGGTTATTCTTCATCGTTTCCACCCACTCTCATGCACAGGAGTTCTTGATTCATTGGCACATTTTCCCAGAATAACTTCGTCGATGCGACGTAACAGTCTGACATGGTTTCATACTCCGCTATAGGCTTCGAGTCGAACTCTGATCGATTAATTGCTGTCACTAGCAGCAGCACCCACTTCACTGTCATCGTCCAGTGCCTCCAAGTATATGTCGATACCCTCACGCATCAAGTCAGACACAGCAACTTGTTCCCTGCTTGTCTTCTGTAAGCGTTCAGAGTGTGCAGCCAGTCTCTCATACTGCTTGACTGACATCAACAGACTATAGGTCTTTGTCGGTTCATCTATCTTCGCTGGTCTTCCCATCACGAATGTCCTTCTTAGCTTGTTTATCTTTTTCTTTAGTACGCTTGTCAGGTATTACTTGTTTACCATACTTGCGTAACTGTTTAGCTATAGGGTTGATTTTATTAACCTTTTTCATAACAGGGTATTCCCTATAGGGTGTTGTTCTTTGTGTGTAGCTGGTTTGTCAACAGGGGTCAAGAGATTTTTTCGTGTTGACAAGATTTGTCATGTCGATTATGCAGGGGACATGTCTTCTGACAAACAAGGAACGCAACGATGAAATCACCAGCTTGGTTATGTGGGTATGTCGAGTCACTCGACTTCCCTGCGCTGACACGATATAGATCAGACTGTCCTGTCTGCGGCAAGAAGAATACATTTAGCGTGACGGACGACGGAATGCAACGCCTGTGGTATTGTTTCCACGCCGACTGCAACGTGTCTGGTCGCACAGGTATCACCCTAACAAAAGAACACGCCGCCCGAACCCTGCGTGGGTCGCAGGCTCTGGCTCCTGCTCCTTCCCGTACTAGTAACACTTACGAGGTACCTGACACATTTGTCAGTCTTTCTCGTAGTTTAGACGCGGAACTTTATGTTAAACGTGTACAAGCATACGATGCGTATCTGTCGGGCAGGGCTGACATTCGATACGACTTCAAGCGTAATCGTGCGGTATTTTTAATCAAAGACGGCAACAAGGTTGTCGATGCGGCAGGGAGATCAATCGATGGTAGAACACCTAAGTGGTATCGTTACTCTGATAGCAAACATCCCTTCATATGTGGCAGCGGAACCCGCGCTGTTATTGTTGAAGACTGTGCTAGTGCTTGCTCTGTTTCTGAGTCCACGGTAGGTGTTGCTTTGTTGGGAACTAATCTTCTTAGCGAACACGTCGATGTATTGAAACAATATGACCGTGTGTTCGTCGCGCTTGACAAGGATGCCACTGACAAGGCTATTACGATGGTTCGTGCGCTACATACACATGTGCCGACAAAACTCATGGTTCTTCGAACCGACTTGAAAAACATGCAAAAGGACGAACGTGATGACTTCCTACGATCCTACATCGATAGATAAACAGCTACTGGGCTTCTG